AGGCTAGGAATCTTCTTGTAACTATGCCTCCTCGACACGCTAAATCTACATTCTCCACCGTATTATTCCCTGCTTACTTTATGGCGAGGAATCCAGAGCGATATATCCTGTCATGCTCCTACAACGCGATGCTGGCCAGTGACTTTGGTAGGCAGGTTCGGGACACATCAAGCGGCGTAGAAGTTCAACAAGCGTTCCCTGACTTCACCATGGCCAGTGACAGTCGAGCCGCAGACGTTTGGCGTACAGAAATGGGTGGTGCTTACTTTGGTGTGGGTATAGGCGGGACGACCACAGGTCGTCCCGCTAATCTTCTTATAGTCGATGACCCAGTTAAGTCCCGCGAGGACGCTGAGTCCGCAACCCAGCGCAATAAGATATGGGACTTCTATACTGCGGCGCTATCAACCCGACTTCAGCCAGATAAACAAGGGCGGCTACCAAGTCAGATTGTCATTCTTACGCGGTGGCATCCAGACGACCTGGCTGGACGTCTCATGCAGACACAGGATTGGAAAGAAGGCATGTGGATGCACCTTGATTATCCAGCGATTAAAAAGGTGGGCGGCAAAAAGGTTAGTAGACGTAGCTTACCCAAAGACCACCCAATGTATGTGGAGGCTGGGGAGCTACCGAATATAGCTAAGGCTAAAAGATACATCTCAGAAGAAAAAGAAGTGGCGTTGTGGCCAGAAAGATTTCCGCTGGAAGAGTTGCGTAGACGTGAGCGCTTGAACCCCAGAGACTTCGCCTCCTTGTATCAACAAAAGCCCTACATCGAAGGTGGTAATATTCTAAAGTCAGAGTGGTGGCGTTATTATCCAGAAGATTTAAACCCCCGTCAGTTCCAGACACTAATTATTGCGGCCGATACTGCGTTCAAGAAAACTGAAACAGCAGACTACAGTGTCGCGGTAGTGGCAGGTTTATCTCAGGACGGCGATATTTATATAGTGGATGTCCAACGTGGCAGATGGGACTTCCCTGAACTCAGACAGCGGCTCATATCTATCAATGCAGTGTGGCGAGGTAGTGGGTTGCGCGCGATATACATTGAGGACAAAGCGAGTGGGCAGTCTATTATCCAAGACTTGCGCCGCGAGTCTGGTATGGCAGTAGTTCCGTACAAGGTTCAGTCCGACAAGGTGTCCCGTGTAAACAGCATCACTCCGATGATACAGGGCGGTAGAGTGTTCCTGCCGCAAAAGGCTAGTTGGCTTGATACGTTTGTAGACGAGTGCGTTTCTTTCCCAAGCGGCCGACACGATGACCAGGTGGACGCATTGTCCATGGCAGTAGATATTCTAAGTAGGCAGGCTGTCACCCCTGAAACAGTTTTTGGCTCCCTTAGTATGGGCAACTCCTTACTTCAGGATGTGACTAGGGCGAAAGACAGCCTGTCATCCAAACTAGGTAACTCTATCTTTAAAGGATGGGGTGAATTGTAAACGTCGGGACGACCAAATCTAACTTTTGAGGCAAAGTGTTCAACATGGCTGATGAAAAATTATATAGTGCTGATTACGCTTTCTCACCGACAGACGGACAAATCGTTGATTTGTCCCGTCTTGCCGAGAAGCTGACATCTTATGAGGATATATCCGACGACCTTACAGACGATGAGGAGCGTCGTATTGTGGATTACGTCAAGTCTTGCTCAGACATGTCGTATAACAAAATCAAAAAAAGATACGACCACTGGATGGAAGCAGACAGAGCGCACGATGTATACGTGCCGCCAGACGCAACCCAGTTTCGTGAGAAAGCGGTAATCGCTGACACTCGTGCTGTAGCGGACACAGTGCTTACCTATCTTATGGCGGCTCTTGGTGGCCGTAACCCGATGTTCCAACTTGAAGGTCTCAACCGTTCAAGTCGAAAAGTATCCAGTATATTAGAGCGCGTCTTGCACAGTCAGATGCGTAGGACAGCGGGCGAAGCCAAGGTTGCACAAATGCTTCTGGACTCGATACGCTATGGGTTTGCGCCAACCAAGATTGTTTGGGACTCCGCGCAAAACCAAAACCGTATTGTAAACTTTGACCCCAGACGTGTGTTTCCTGACCCTCGTGTACAGTGGGGTGATTGGGAGAACTGGCAATATGTAGTGTTTACTGACTATGTGTCATACAACACCTTGACCAGCAGTAAGCTGTATCCAAAGCTGGACAAGCACCCATCCCTTCGGCACAGAATTGCGCCGCCTCGTAATGCTTGGCAAGCGCACCGTTGGCACAGAGAAGAAGGCCGAGGTCTAAACATTGACCCAGCGGCCCCTAATCAACGTGAGCGTATGGACCATGCCTACTTCACTCTAGGTGATGCGCGTGTGACCGACGAGTGTTGGGTAAGGTTCTCTGGCCACGAGATTGGAATACCAAGTATCGACCAAGTGTGGATGGTTATGACTATTCTCGATGAGAATGTATGTATACGCATGCAACTTAACCCGTATGGTCGTCAGTTCCCAGTAGTGGTCGGCGGTCTTTACAATGACAGCCATAAGACTTGGGGTCAGTCTTTATATGACCTGATGCTTCCAATGCACGACATTGCGACTTGGTTGCTCCGTAGCCGTATCGACAACGTGCAGGCCGCGCTCAACAATCTAATCTTTGTAGACCCGACGCAAGTTATGGTTCCAGACCTTATTGACCGCAACCCATGGGGTGTTGTCAGAACAATGCCTGGTTCCAAGCCAGGAGATGGTGTCTATATTGCTCAAGTCCCAGACGTAACCCGCGGACACTGGAATGACATTACGGCTATGTCTGAGTTGAAACAGCGTGTATCGAGCGCGTCAGACGCGCAACAAGGTATGCCGACCCCAGACGTAAGGACCGCAACAGAGATTCAACGTCTCACGCAACTTGGTTCACAACGTCTAGGAGTTCTTAGCCGTGTCATTTCTGCAACAACAATACGTCCCATGGTGCGGATGATGGTATCCAACATCCAAGACGCAGTAGAGATTGATGGCTCAATCAAGATTGACCCAGATAAAATGCCAAGCCAGTTGGCGGATATGGTCAACGATGGGTACATCGACTTCAACCAGAACGACCTGCAAGGCAAGGTGGATTACCTAGTAATCGACGGCACGCTCCCCGTGGAGCCAACCCGTAATGCTGAGACGTGGATGAATATGTTGCAAATCATGTCCCAGACTGGGCTGAATATGGAATACAAGATGGGCAAGATTGCAGAAGAAGCCATACGTGCTTTAGGCATTTCAGACCTAGACCAGTTCCGCATTTCTGAGGAGGAGCGTCAGCAGGGCGCAACCCCTAGCCAACAGTTGGCTATGATGGAGAAAATGCGTGGTGCATCTGTTCAGCCTAACGAGCAAATTCAAAACGAAGTTTCTAAGGGGAACTTGGTTCCCATGAGAGAGGCAGGATAAGATGACCGACATTCTCAACGATAAAGCCAAGGCACTGGAAGTCGATGTACCCGTAAAAACTGCGGAGTACGTAAAGGCTGTTTTTGAACAAACAAACTACAACCAGCATGAGTGGGGTTCGACCAACGCCCAAATCATAGCGCAACTACAGGCAAGGGTTCGTGAGCTAGAGATAGAAGTCACCAATCTTAAAGGGAGGCTATAATGGCTATTACACGTCCTACAGGTGAACAGCTTAGGTTCGTCTCAGTTAATACTGGAGAGCATGTACTCGATACATATATGGAGAACGCAGAGATTGGTGGACGCCAACTCAGCGCATTGCTAGGAGATATCTTCAAAAGCAGTGACGGTCTATTTGACCCAACTATTTTTACATTCCAAGTAGATGCCGCAGACAACAATAAACTTGAAGTCCGTGTTGGCACAGGCAATGCTTTTGTGGAAACAGGCGTAGAGATATTCAATGGACGTGGCGCATACGCCACATCCACAGCTTACAAGGTTCTGGATATTGTAACCCAGAACCAGGACACCTTTGTCTGTACTGTGGCGCACACATCGAGCAATGCGACACCAGACCTGTCAAAATTCCAAAAGATTATCAATGGCTCTTTGGTTGCTGACTACGCTAACAAAGTGGATGGTGCGGTTACAGGCAGTGAGTATTCTGCTAAGGCTTGGGCTATTGGCGGTACGGGCGTGGACACTACTGATGGTTCAGCAAAAGACTGGGCTACCAAGACGTCTGGGACTGTAGGTAACTCAGGTCAGTATTCCGCCAAATACTACGCGACCAACGCCCCTGTTACGACAGTGGCTACTGCTATAGCAAACGTCAATCTTGTTGCTGGTTCGATTACTGATGTTAATAACGTAGCCACTGACATAACTAAGGTTAGTAACGTCGAGGCCAAACTTACTGAAATTACAAACATTAACACCGACATCACTGGTTCAAACAACATCGGTGCGGTTGCAGGAGCTATTCCTAACATAAACGCAGTCGCAAATATTTCATCCAGTGTTACTGCTGTTGCTGGAGATGCTACAGACATAGGCACTGTCGCTACAGACTTGGCGGGTTCAGACACGATTGGCGCAGTCGCAACCGACATAGCAAATGTAAACAGTGTAGCTGGTGCGCTCCCTGCAATTAACGCGGTCAATTCAAATGCTACGAACGTCAACAAAGTTGCGGCTGTAGACTCAGACGTCACCTCTGTTGCCGCTATTGACACCAATGTTACTGCTGTAGCTGGTGCAGTGACAGCTATTAACAATGTGAATGGCGCGCTAACTGCAATCAATAACGTCAATACCAACCTCCAAGACGTAAACAATTTTGCTGACACTTACTTCATCAGCGCATCTGCCCCCACGGGTGCTAATATTGGGGAGGGCGACCTCTGGTATGACACAACAAACGACCAACTCAAGGTATACAACGGAAGCGCTTGGGTGACATCTGCGGCTTTTTCCAGCATCAACCTACAGGACTTGGCAAACGTAGCGGCGACTGCACCGTCAGCAAACCAGGTTCCTATGTTTGTCGGCTCCTCATACACGCCAACAAACTTCACACTGCAAGCCCTGACTGACGTGGGCGCGACAACAACAAACAATATTACAGTCGCCACACCGACAGCTACAGGTCATGCCGCTACCAAAGGTTACGTGGACACAGAGGTTGCCAACCTTGTGGATAGCGCGCCTGCGTCGCTCGATACTCTTAATGAGTTAGCGGCCGCGCTTAATGACGACAGCAACTTCGCCAGCACGACAAACAACGCCATTGCCGCTAAGTTGCCTTTGGCTGGCGGCACGATGTCTGGAGACGTAGACTTTGACAACAATAAGGCAACAGATGTAACGCTAGAAAACTTCCAAGAAGTTATGGCGTCTAACACAAACGTCTCTGGTTCTGTCACTATTCCAGATGCAACCAACAATGTCAGCTACACGCTGACGGGCGACACCACTGTCACGCTACCTGATACAGATGAACTGCCAGCAGGCACGGCGCGCACGGTGACAATTTTTGTAAAGCAGGATGCTACAGGCGGCAGGACATTTACCTTTGCCGCCCCAACGGGCTTCAGTATCAAATACAACAGTTCAAGTACACAGCCTGCGGTGCAAACTGCCGCCAACAAAGAGACCATATATACGGCACTCTTGGTTAAAGGCTCAACTACGATATACGTATCACTATCTTTTTATGAGGCTTAACATGACTATTCGCTATGACGAAGTACATCTATATGCGAAAATAGGTCAAGCCGCTTGCGCGACAATAAGGCAGTGGCTTGATAGCAATGGGATTGCATATACGAACCTAGACTATCAAGACCCAACTGATACGTTGGCCGCACTATCAACATGGTTTCAAGATGAAGAAGGCAACGATATTATTTTTACTGACACTCCTGTTCTTGTTTATGACAGGTTGCTCTGGGAAGCAGACGATAAATCCGACAGATACTATCACCGTCAGTACGTGACAGACGTTAATGATTTACCAGATGATTTTGTAACACTAGCTCTGAAGGTGTCGTAATGCCGTTACTTGGGGTCTCACTGCGAGCAGACCCCCTGTTTCCTGGGGGTCAGCAAACATTTACATCGAGTGGTACATTCAATGTGCCGCCAGGTATTTCTGTTGTCACTGTTCGGGGTAAAGGCTTAGACGGAAGTGCTGGCAGTCCAGGTAGCATTGGGGCTGAAGGCAGTCAGGGCGCGCCAGGTAACTCAGGAAACCCAGGAAGCAATGGTTTAGGTGGGGCAGGCGGGACGCCTGGAAATCCTGGCAATCAAGGTAACGACGGCACAAATGGCGTGGGCGGCGCAGGAGGAAGCGCGGGAAACCCAGGAAACCAAGGAGCTACTGGCAACCCAGGAACGTCTGGTACTGGAGGGAACGCTGGCGCACGAGGTAATGCAGGAAACTCTGGCGCTACTGGTAACGCTGGCAACCGAGGACGTGGCGGTGGTGGCGGTGGTGGTGCGGGCGGCATGCCCTACAAGACTTCTCCTGGCAATGCTGGAAATCCAGGGGGAGCCGCGCCAAGCGGTGGCGGCGGCGGTCAAGGAGGAAACTCCTCCCCCCAACAGGCTGGCGGTGCGGGTGGCGTAGGCAATCATGGAAACCCAGGAAACACGGGCGCAAGCGGCAGTGGCCATAATAACGGCGGTGCTGGGGGCAATGGAAACGCTGGAAGCAACGGCAACCAAGGAGCGTCTGGCAACCCAGGAAGCGGTCATACCGCAGGGTCTCCTGGAAATCCAGGGTCGAATGGCACTGATGGAAACCCTGGAACTGGTGGCGGTGCAGGTAGCCCAGGTAATGATGGCTCAGACGGCACGGCGGGCAACACGGGCGCTCAGGGTGCGGCTGGCGCTACTGGAGCCGCAGGTGCGGATGGGGCGGCTGGTGCTAGCTCTTCTTTTGGTAGTTATCATACCTTCGCTGGGGGAGCGGGCGGTGCTGGTGGAGCAGGTGGACCAGGAGGAGTCGGCGGTCCAGGTGGGGTTGGCGGAAATGCTGGTCTTGCTGGAAATCCAGGAGGCGCAGGAAATCCAGGGGTAGTTGGAAATGGGGGAACTGGCGGCTCGGCTGGTAATCCTGGCGGCACAGGAAATCCTGGCACTTCTGGTACAGGCGGTGCTGGTGGTGCTGGCGGGAACGCTGGCAATCCAGGGGGCGCAGGAAGCTCTGGGAATCCTGGAACTTCTGGAAACGGAGGCGCTGGAGGCGCGCGGGGCAATCGCGGAGGCGGCGGCAATGGAGGCGGTATACCGAGTAGCAATGCGGCAAATGGCGCTGTCGGTAACACAGGCAGTCCCGATGGGAACGCCCCTGGGTATGGAAACTACGGTAACGGCGGACAAGGGGTTTTTAAAATAAATGGCGCGGCTAACGCTGGTGATGGTGGCCGCGGAGGACGAGGTGGTCGCGGAAACTATGGGGCTAGCGGTAGTTCTGGTAACCCAGGTTCAAACGGGAACCCTGGCTCTCAAGGCAGTAATGGAAGCGGTCATAACAATGGTAGCGCTGGAGCGCCTGGTAATGCTGGTTCTAACGGAAACCAAGGGGCAAACGGCACAGGCGCTACAGCAGGAAACCCAGGCAATCCTGGAAACCCAGGCGGCGCTGGAAACGACGGAACAGGTGCTACAAGCGGTGGTGCTGGGGGCGCGGCTCCGTCTACTTGGGTTGGTAAAGCAGGCTCTCCAGGTTCAGCAGGTGCGCCAGGAGCTACGACTGCCTACGCAGACCAAGTCATAAGAATTACACAAGCCCAGCAAGCCATTGCGCTGACAGTTGCTTCTGGCACAGAAATGACAATTACCTTCGAGAGACAATGATTTTCGGAAGCCCTAAAGTTACATTTACAACTTACCCAGACTTATACGGTGTAATCCCTGAGCCAATACCCGCGCGCTCCATGTTGCCTGACTGGTTTAAGAAGCTAAAGGGGTTTGGGCATGAGGAGCTTGATGACCCAACTGCTTGGCCCAGCAGAAGTATAAAAAGATGCCCTCCAGTATTGGACGCAATGGTAAGCGGTTGGATACTAACCACTCCTGCTGAAATGAGCATTGTTGTAAATGAGGATGGAAGCGGCGTCGAGTGGCGCACCGATTTAAATTACAATGTTATTGAGGACCATGACGTCGGACAAATAAAAGGACACCCCTCCCTACCTCGCTTGCCACTAAAAATTTTAAATTACTGGCACATGAAAACGCCACCAGGCTGGTCTACTTTATTTGTTTCTCCATTGAACAGAGAAAACAAGTATTTTGAAGCTATGTCTGGTGTGGTGGAAACAGATAAGTATTTAGAGTTCGTTAACTTCCCCAGCTTCCTGAAGCAGACAGGGACGACATTTATCATTCCGCGAGGCTATCCTGTCATCCAAGCCATACCTTTTAAAAGAGGTTTTAATAGAAAGGCCGATATAAGGGCTATGACGCCCAAAGAATCTGATGCGCTGGACTTATTGCGTAGACAACGTAAAAGTCATCCAAGCATATATCGAGAAACAATGTGGGAAAGAAAATGAGTAAAGTAGATTACACAATTTTAGCTTTTGACGATTTGCTTAATGAATTTTTGATTAGTGTGCAAAAAGAAAAGATATGCGTTCCCGCTGTAATAGTGGACGGCAAGATAATTGAACAAGACACAAAAAAAGCTATCGAGACAGCAATTAAAAGTCACTTGACAGTTAAAGGTGTTATACCACCGCCAAGTGGTGCTGTAGAAATGATTGGTACAAGTGGGGCGGTAGACATTTCTACTGAGGTGGTATGAGACACAACGGAGAAACACCATCACCCGACGCAGACGGGTTTATTTACACAGACGTAACTTACGACACTACAGATAAGTTTGTTTGGCCGCGGGATTCGCACCACGTAAATACAAAAACTGCTGAGTATCACCCCTCTACGAATAGTTTGATACGAGACGCTTCTCCTTGGTTTATTTACACACCAACTCCTGATTTTGCTGAAGGACCACACCTTCGGTTCAGCTACCCGATAATGCAGAACGGCGTAAGCGCCAACGAGGTGGCAGAACATTTTATTCCAAGTATTGATATTGTTGATTGCGGATTAAACTCTGAGACCTCAGTGTTTGAGCTAACATTAGACGCATCCGTATGGTGGAAGCAAAAAGATTGGGCTGTTGTGTCTCCACCCTACTTCCCGCTTTGGTTGCGTCTTGAGCAAGAGGTTCTGGTCACAGGCGTAAAGTGTGCATGCACTGTAGCCAAAGGTTTAGACGTAGACTGGCGGAGACTTGCTCTGCCGCTACGCGCTGGAGAATCTACAGACATACCAAAGTCTGGAAGTGAATGTTATTTCATATCACTAGAGAGCGACCTCCTTGTTGGCCCAAAGACACTTTCTAAAAACACAATTGTAACTCTGTCCTCCCCTAGCATTACAGTGACATCACCAGAGGACACTATACTCCTGAAAGTCTATAGATGATTTTAGAACCCCACTTTTGGATGTTCGACAGTGTGTTGAGCGACAGCTTGTGCGACTTAATTATCGAGCGCGGGAAAGAGATGAAAAAAGAACAAGGTCAAGCTGGAGGAGGTGTAAATTTAGCCAAACGTAAGTCTCATATTGCTTGGTTTGACCACAATGATTGGATAGCTGGCCTATGCCATCACTATGCGACACTGGCTAACAGACAGGCTTGGAAGTTCGATATTGATGGTACAGACGGTTGCCAGTTCACTGAATATGGCATAGACGAGTTTTATGAAGCCCACATGGACACACACAAATTGTGTGACGACATGCGCAAAATAAGTGTTGTTATGCAACTTAATTCCAGAGAAGACTACGAAGGCGGAGAGTTTCAATTTATGGATGGGGATAAAGGGTATGAACCAGATAATTTTTCTAATCGCGGTTCCGTTATTGTGTTTCCTAGTTTTTTATATCATCAAGTCAAACCAGTAACAGGCGGCAAAAGACACAGCATTGTAAGTTGGTTTATAGGGCCGCAAATAAAATAGAGGACGACAGTTTTGGAAACAAAACTGATATTGAGTTATGGATAGAGACAGGTGGCTAGGATGAAATACGGCCCTGAAGAAATAGAAGAAATGCTCGAACGCGCCGCAGAGCGCGGCGCTAGACGTGCGTTAAAAGATGTGGGGCTTGCAGATGAAGACGCCATACACGACATGCACGAGCTACGGGATTTACTAGATAGCTGGAGGTCAGTAAAAGCAACAGTAGGACAAACTATAATTAGATTTTTTACGGTTGCTATTTTAGGTGCTATCGCCGCCTGGATAGGAATGACAAATTGGCCAACTGACTAGATGGTAGACTCACTCAAACTCCAAGCCCTGATAAAACAAGAATTAATTAACTGGGCTACCCACGTCCTTTCTGTAAAAACAGAATACTACAACGACAATCCACCCTGCCCTTTTGCGCTGTCTGCGCTAGAACAGGGCTTTGCTCACGTGAAGTATGGCTTCGGCCCGTACATGAGTGACGTTATGCAGACTATCGCTAACTATCCAAAAGAAATGTCGATGGTCATACATGCACAAATAGACCCCAAGTTCTCAGCAAAAGAATTAAAAGAATGGACAAAGCTCCACAATCGGGAGGTTTGTAAAAAGGATTTGTGGTTAATTTCATTTCATCCAGAGGACGACCCGAATGAAAATATGGAAGATGATGAAGACTTCGAGGAGCTTATTGACGATGAGTACGCTCTAGTCTTTGTTCAAAACCTAACGGAATTGAATGATGCAAGTAAGGTTCTCGAACGAAAAGGATACTACGGCAACCTCCCTGCGGAGGACTTGGCGGAGTTAGAAGTTAGACGTAAAGCAAGTGAGGATTTGATTATGGCTATGGGTAGAAAAGGCGCTATGAAAAAGAAGCGCGGCACTGGAACTAAGGACAAGGCTTTCAAAAAAGTAATGCCAGGTAAGGCAAAAAGCCGTCGCGGACGGAGAAAATAATGGCTTTTGGAAAAAACTTGATGGGTAGTTTTAAAGTGGGCGTCCCTACAAGGGTGCGCAAAAATCTACCAACTGGTTTTGGTGGCATGGTAAACCTTCCTATTGCGGGGGCTTTAGATATGCTGGCCTTTTCCCAGAAGGTAGATATGCCAACCGTTGGGGAGAGAAAAAAGGTAGTGCCTGCGTCAGCAAGGTTGAATGATGATGTCAGTACAATGTTTACTGAAAATCAATCAAGTGGTTCTACCGACCCTGTGATGAACAAAGGTATGGTATTTAAAAACGCCCTAGACGCGCGCCTTGGTAAAACAAGGGCAGATGCTAGACGCGCTGTAGAAGACGCCGCTCGCGGCGCAACTGCCAACACCATTGTTTATAGGCGGTCTTGATGGGTCAACCAAAAGCAACCCTAAAGGCTGTAACACAGTTGGCGTCGTCTCGCGGATGGGCATACATCATCGAGGTGATGGAAAAAGAAATCGTTGGTGCGGCTATGACTATGGCAAACAATCCTGCCATGTCAGTAGAAGAGATGCACTTCCGACGCGGTTCTATATGGACCGCAAAACAGCTTTTAGAGCTACCTCAAAAACTTCAAGCACATTTGGAGTCTGAGATAGCTCTTGAGGCAACTGACCTGGGTGACGCTACGGCCTCACCTGATATTTTTAATTCCCCGCCACGGCTGGGAGAAGGAGTAGAAAATGGCTGAAGAAGTGCCTCAAGACGTAGCCGCCGCTATCATTGATAGAGTGGCTTCAAATCAAATGGGCGTAGACCCTAAGCAAGCTAAAGCCCCTGAAAAAGAGGCTGACGAAAAACCCACCGAAACTGAAAAGGCTGTAGAAGAAGGCTCACCGAAAGTTGAGTCAGATGCTATGGACGAAAATCCAGTCCTTTATAAAATTCTTATGGGCAAGGATGCAGACGGCAATGACGAGTATCGTGACTTATCTCCAGAGCAAATCTCTGCGACATTAAAAAGATACGCGGCCTTGAACCACAAGAACGCCGAAATGAAACCAGTCAACATGGTTATCGAGGCGGCTATTAAAAATGGCTTTGCCAAAGACCCTATGGACGCGGCGCGCCAGCTTGTTAATCTTTTGAAAGCTGGTGACAAAAACACGGAACTGGGCGACACAGACGGTACGACAAATGTGACGTTGAAAGAGCAAGCTGGCGATATGTTTGCTCAGTACGAGGAAGACAACGCAATCTCTCTTCCTCCTGGTTATCGTGAAATGATGGCGGCATTGCCTCAAATCACGCAACAAAACCAACAGTTGATGCAGGCAGTACAGGCAATGTTACAAAACGCTCAAGGCTCTGCAAAGCAAGGGGCAGAGTTGGCCGCAAGCGGTATAGCTGACAAAAGCTCTGCAATGGCCACGCGGATTGCTAACAACCTTGACCGTATGGCGCAGAAGACTGGACTAAGCGAAGACCAAGCAGAGGATTTTAGAATCTTTGCTTTTGAGCGCGGTTACACTTCTGAGGATTTTCTCGACCCCCAGTTGGCCATGAAGGTCGGTACTGATTACAAAAACAGTGTCCAGTCTGGCGACATGGAGCGTCTAAGAGATATTGCCAAACGACGCCAAGCGTTCACAGGCACAGTTGGAAACACGCCACAATCAGAAATAGCTTCTGAAACTGGCGTAGAGTCTGAAGGCAACTCTACTCTTGATAGGCTTGCTCAACGAGGAAGGATGGCATAATGGGTTTGACAAAAAAACAAAAGAAAATTGCTCGTGTTGCTAAACCTAAGAATAAAATTACTGGTGCAGACTTCGCAGGGCTAAAAAAGAGAAAAAAAAGAAAAGCATAAAAAATTAAAAAGCGGGACGAAAACGTCCCGCTTTTTTTGTTAAATTACTTTTATGGCGCTACGGCCCCTGTTTACTAAAAAGAGTTAAGACCCTAAGAGATGGTAAATTCCTCGGTGGGTGTGAGGCTCAACCTAAATCTGTAACTACCTTATGCCGAAAGTGAGGATACTATCATGGCTATTCAAGGTGTGCGCGGAACGGGTGAGTTTACATCTGATTTCCGCCCTAAAAACTACCGAGAGTTATTTACTCTCCTAGAGCCGAACGGTAACGCACCGCTCAATGCTCTGTTGTCTTTTGGTTCATCCGAAGCTACGGACGACCCAGAATACAAAAACTTCCGCGATGAACTTCCAGAGCGGACGTTGCAAGTGAACGGCGCTGTAGCCAGCACTTCAACAACAAGCATCACCATCGACGCCAGCGACAATAACAAGTTTGCCGTAAACGGCGCTGTAATTGTCAACAGCGAAACTGGTGAAGTTATGCGTGCTTCCGCTGATACAACAGGCACAACGCTGACTGTTGTTCGTAACATCGGTGGCACATCTCACCAAATCGCAGACAACGCAAAATTGTTTGTTGCTGGATTTGCCGCGGCTGAAAACGCTGATGTCGGAACCGCCATCACGTTCGACGCAACGGTAGCTTCCAACTTCACTCAGATTTTCCGTACAGCCTTCGGTGTGTCAAATACATTGAAGTCAACCTATCTGCGGACTGGTGACAAAGAAGATGAAGCAATGACCAAGGCTCTCAAGTTGCACATGAGCGACATTGAGCGCGCCATGTTCTTTGGCAAGAAAGCCGAAGAAAGTGGTTCATCTGCCACACCTCGCCGCTACACAGGCGGTCTGACTACTTCACTTACAACTGTCATTGATTGTAACAGTGACATTGATGGTGACGGTACAATGAACGAGGCGCAGTTTGATGAGCAACTCATTCAAACCATCTTTAAGTTTGGTTCAACCGAAAAAATTGCATTTGTGGGCTACAAAGTGGCTTCTCACTTGCAAGAGTTCGGCAAGAACCGTTGGCGTCCAGAGTCCGTGCAAGGTACGTATGGTGTGAACCTCACACGTTACAGCACCTTTGCAGGCGACTTGATGGTACATCTGCACCCGCAGTTCCGTCAGGTTCCAGGTATGGACAATGCCATGGTGATTGTTGACTTCCCTTACCTGAAGTATCGACACCTCGAAGGTCGGGACACGTCCCTCTTCGAGAATCGTCAAGGTAACGGTGTGGACGGAGTTATCCATGAGTACCTGACCGAGTGTGGTCTGGAACTCCTTCAGGACAAAACTCACGCCTACATCAAGAACTGGTCTTCAAACGCGTAAGCGGACGACCATATCCTTGATTGAGGGTAACTTTGAGGGAGTGTCGGTAGCGGCACTCCCTTTTTGTTAGGAGCAGAGTTTATGTCAGAAGAAAAGAAAACCCCGAAAAAAGCCACCAAGAAAGCCGCAGAGCCTAAAGCTCCAGCGACCCCAAAGGTTGTTATATTTAGAAGCGCAGAGATGGAGCCAACTCAATTTCTTATACGCGGAATAATGGCATCTCGTTGCCAAGATGGTCGCGTTGAGTGGGAGTTCAGCGCAGAAGACGCTGAGTTTGTTCGGCGTCATGCTCACGTTGAAAGCGGCCGTGTCGTAGAGGTGTAAGATGGCTTACTACAATTCAGACGGTACTGTGTACGGGGGTGATGTTCACACCATGGCAGACGGCCGAATTATGACTGGCGCTTCCCATGATAGCGGTAGTGTGCAGGTTTTTGTCACAAATCCTAAAGAGGACAGTACGACTAACCCACATATTACAGATGAGTTTTCGCCATTGGAGACTATGGTTTTACAGGCTGTGCGAAGGTTTGGTGATTTTAACCCTGGCACTTTGTCTGGCGATGCCGCACTTATGTTTATTGAATTTGCAAACATGGTGATAGACGAAGTAAGGATGCACCCATACTGGGATGGCACGGAGTTAGATTACTACCAGCACTTGTCAGACGTAAGAAAAGTTCCAGACGTAATCGTTATAGGCGGGTTGCTTTATCACTACGCTACACAACAAGGTTCTGAAAAAAGCCAGCAGTTTGCGGCCAACTTTATTCGCACAATAAGCCAGCAGTTGTGGAGACGTCTCAATGGTAACACGGCAATCCAAATGCGTGTTACAGATGAGGGTAGTAACAAGCGTAACCATCAAGGCCAAACCAGCAAATATAACGGCACTACAAGATGACAAGTACATTTAAGTCACCGTCAGGCATACCCAGTCAAAGTGTTGCTTACGAAAACTTTCAAGGGCTTGATGTGTCACGTGACAGGACTTCTCTGGACACAGGGAAGAATCAGCACTTGTCTGTGTGCCAAGATGCGTTCTGCGATTGGCGTGGGCAAATTACGCGCGACCCTGGTTGCAATTACTTAAAAGGCAGTAGCCCCGTCAATGTTGTAAACTTCTATTCTAAAGACAAGGTGGTGTATGCAGAACAAGATGGCGCTGGAATTAACCTTGTAAGCGAAGACGACCATATCAAAACGGGAGCTTTTCCCAGAAATAGCGTTATCACGACATCAGTATTTAACAGGCGTATTCATTTCTTTTCGCAAGACGAGCCGTCCATTTACTATGACGGCACTAACTATAAGTTCAACGCCAGTCCTGCGTTAGACAAGTTGCGCCCCTCGTTCTCTGCTTCAGTATCAAGAAGATTGTGTGTAGCTGGAATCAATGGTAAGGAAACCACGATTGCTATTTCACGAGTAGATAATGACGAAATATTTCCCGACGATGAACCCATTGATAGTGTTTCTGTGTTGCGCGCTGGCAACATTGACATCGCAAATCAAATTGGAACGTCTGAATCTATTACTGGCCTAGCTAAGTTTGAGCAAAGCAGGTTGGCTGTTTTTACAACTGACCGCACTCTTATATTCCTAATTGATACAGACATAGGTTTATGGGCGCTTGATGATAAGGCGTCAATTAATGTTGGTTGCGTAAGTCACTCTACTGTAAAAAGCGCTGGCAGTGATTTGCTTTTTTGTTCTCGCTCTGGGGTGCATAGCCTAAGACGCTCCGCAGAAAACGGTCTGACTATTGAGGGTGAGTCTTTGTCTTCTAAGATAGACACACTATACAGAAGTCTGGTTTCCTCAGTAGAAAACCCAGCAGACATATCTGCTGTATATGACCAAGATATGGGTCAGTACCACATCTTTTTCCCACAGCGCGGCGGGTTTTTAACTAAACGCCTAACCATGACCTTGTTCCCAGGTATGGACCCCAAGTGGTCAACAGGAACTTTTTTGAACGCTCGATGCGGCGCGGCTCTTGGGGGTCGGGTGGTTTTTGGCTCAAGCGGCGGCATTTATGACATCAAAAAAATTGAAGAAGAGGCCGAGGTACACCCTGACATGGTGGTCAAAACCCCAGTCTTATGGCACGGCTCGTTCACTGACACTAAGTCAGTACACGCTATCCTTATCCAAGCTACAGGAAATGGAACAGCCGTACTGGAGGTTACTGACGACATGGAGCAAGTAATCCATTCAGATACATTCGAGATTAGCGATAGTGGGGACGACAATAACTACCCTGATGTTCCATTATCTAGGCAATATGAACGTAAGTTTGCGGGTCGCTACAGAGGAGCGCAGTACAAACTAACGGTAAGCGGGAAAGGCATTTGCCGAATTATTGGGTTTGGCGTGATTCTGAGGAAGAGCTAATGGCAAGGTTAAGACAACAAAACCCACAAAACTATGTGGCAAGCGGCAACATCAATGCCGAATTTGAGAATGTTATCAGGTATCTCAACAGTGCGGAGCTTGGAGAAAAAACTCTTGGAGAGCTTCTCAAGGTTCTGTTTACTGAAGACGGCGTTTGGCAGGGTCCAATCGAGTTCCGTAATGATAGCTCTGCTGGCATCCAATACCGCGTTGGTTCTTACACCGACACCACTACAGGTTGGACAACCCTGGCTACGCTTGACAGTCTGCGCGGCGCAAGCGGTTCAGACCTTGGGACAGTCGGTGCGCCAATCATTCACACACGCCAAGATACAGTAGCCACATCTGCACAAACAGTTGTTAACTACGCGCACGAATCCACAGACGAGCTACTGGTTTACGTAAATGGCCTACTCAAGCGTTCTGGTGGGTCAAACGATTACGTAAGCAACGCTACGGCTAACACAGTAACATTCAACTCTGGCCTGACTGCTGGTCACGTCGTCACCATCTATAAAATTAGAGCAACTGCGATTACTGGGTTCACACGCTCTGACACAGTTACCACTGCGTCTCAGACAGTGTTCCCGTTTGTGCATGATGAAGACACGGTTTTGCAGGTGTACAAAAACGGCATCCTACAAAGAGAAGGTGGCTCGAACGACTACGTAACCAACGCGGCGTCAGACACAGTCACGATGACAAGTTCTGTTCCAAGCGGAAACACGGTCACAATCATTACCGTAGAAAACACATCAGCCAACACAATTACTGGTCTGATGACAGAAACAAATTTTACAGACACAGCTACGGGCAAAATTCCAACAAGCAAGCTACAGATTGCAGATGGTGATATTGCGCAAGCAAAGGTCGTTGGTCTTGTCTCTCATATTGCGTCTGCCGCGAAACTTACGACTAGCGGTTCAACTCCGTCAGCACCAGCAACAGGCGATTTGTGGCTTGATACGTCTCAGTCTCCTAACGTCTTGAAGTTCTATGATGGCGCTCAGTTCCTTCAGACGTCGCCAGAAAGTGGGTTGCCAACTTTTTCTACGTCTAACGCTGGCCAGGTTGTCCAAGTCAATGGTACTGGCACAGCCCTGCAATACGCGGCCGTAGACCTATCATCTCGGATTGCCACTACACAACGCGGAGCCGCTAACGGCGTAGCGTCGCTCGATTCATCTGGCCGATTGCCCTCTGCACAACTACCAACATCCATTTCGTCAGGCAGTTTTTACAAAATTGTTTCTGGTTCGGTATCGAATAGTGCGCAGGTTATCCAGCGGATATTTAAACAACGTATACAAATTGATGCAATTCATGTGGTTTGCTCGTCTGGTACAGGCACAGTGCAAATACAAGTGAATGGTGTGAATGTGGGACAAACAGTTAACGTGTCGTCTTCGGACAACAGCGTGACGCTGTCCACGCCACAAGAAATAGACGCCACTTCTGCAAATAAGAAGATTGGTTTTAACATAACCAATGCGGCGAGCTTGAACGATTTAGAGGTGACTTTTGCCTTCAGTATCTTGAGTAGCTAATGGTAGCACTGCCAACTAGCCACAAGCAGGATGTGATAGCTAAGGTCTGCGCTGTAAGGTGCAAATGTCCTCCCATCCCAGAGCCTAATACCTCTGTAGGCTTCGTAAAGGATGGAAACTTGGTAGGTGGCGTCACTTACTCATGTTTTACGGGACGAGAGATTTGGGCGGCTATATGGGTAGACGATAAGTCTGTCTGGAGCAGGAAGAATCTCCATGCCATGTTTGCTTATCCTTTTGAGGTGTGCGGTGTGGTTAGGCTTTGTGGGATAGTATCTGAAAAAAACAAGGCCAGTTTGAAGATGATGGAGCAAATGGGATTTGTTCAAGAAGGACGGTATAGAAAGTATTTTCCAAACGACGTAGATGGAATAGTTTTCGCTATGTTAAAAGAAGAGTGTAAGTGGATATAAGTTATGGGCAAAAAATCAGGACCAAAGGCTCCGCCGCCACCCCCCGATTACTCACCGCAACGTGACCAGTACGTTCAGGCTCAGAATAAGTATCGGGAAGAGCAGGCCGCTAAATATAACGAGGCTATTAACTTCTTTAACGAGCAGTTGTCAGGTTACGGCGGACAAATTAATGAACTTGGAGACTTACTTGGTGGCCTCGACATTGATTATGATGTGGACACTTTATCGGGGTATGGCGATACAATAGACGATATTCAATCTTTGCTCGGTGATTTTTTAACAGGCGATGTTTCTGGCCTCAATGCCTACACACCTCCTACAGTACCCGAAGCGAAAAGCCAGTTTGACTCTAATGACCCTGCTTTGGCGTTTTTGGAAAGTGATAAATATAAAAAATTAGCCGAACAACAGAAGATGAATTATCCTGACTTGGTTTATGATTCTTTTGGTTTGCCAACAAACCCGAACTTTAGCCCCACAGGAATGTCTTACGGACAGCAGGTTTCCTTGGCCACACCCACTTTGGCGAGTCTAAACTTTGCGCAGGCCAATAAATTTCTGCAAGAACTTGCAGAACTAGAAGCGCAAATTGGTTCACTAGAATCAGGCAGGCAGTCTGAGCTAGACCGTATTAATGAATACTTTGGCGGCTACGTAGACGACTTTAACAATTACGATATTGATGTCGCTTATGACCCCCTTAGCACAGACTTCGATAAGTACATGGCTTTGGTGGAAAAAGCCCAAAATGAACTGGGCGGATTTGAAAGTAAGCTAGATTTTAGTGGAAACCTAGCTGAAGCCCAAACAGAACTTGATGAGTTGATGGGTATTATCAGCGGCCGTCAGGAAGAAAAAGCCGCTGAAGAAGCTCGAATAGAAGGGTTTGGTACAAGCCTGGATGAGAGACTGGATGCTTTGCAGGATACAATTGATGCGCTTGGTATAGCCGACGTTGAAGATGTTACGTCCTATACTGACCAGCTAGAGGCTTTGCGTGATGAAATCAAAGACTTTGATTCCGAGTTGGACTTTGATTTTTCTGGCGACACAAGCACAGCGTTTGAGTTGGAGGACGCGCTCTCTGCCCTGCAAGACAAGCGTGCGGCTGAAGAAGCAAGAATTGAAGCCTTCTATGATAAATACGATGCCCTTCTTCAGTCTGGCACTAAGGGCGTTAACCGTATGGACTTGTATGATTTGTATGCCATTGAAGACGCGCAGACAGATTTAGACAATTTCATAAAAGACCTGACTGGTTTTGAGTCAGAGCTAGACTTTGACTTCTCTGATTTGATTGCAGGGGCAGATGCCCCGCAAGCTGTATTGACACAGTTGCTTGCCGATAGAGAAGGTAAACTCGCCAAAGAACAGGCTGATGTTGACGCCATACTAGAGCAAATCAGTGGGGTTGCAGACTACGACGAAAACACCATGAATATGCTCAAAAATAATCTTATAGATGAGCTAGGCGACTTAGGTAAGTACACAGGTGGCATTAGCGGCAATCAAGAATCCATCGAGGGTGGATTAGATAGTATTGATGACCTGCTGGATACTCTGTTCCAAAAACGTGGAACCATTGAGCAAGAAGCGCTTGAGGCTTTGCAAGGCTATCGAGACCAAGACTTTAATACGCTAGATGATGTTTCAGCGGCAGAAGAAATACTCAACACCATACTTAGCAGTGCTGAGACGTACAAAGCTACACAAGCCCAAGATGAGCTTGACCTTATCAAAGAACTTCTGGGCGACGAAAGAGGGCGCTTACAGGCAGATGTTGATGCGGTAGCGGCTCGTGAGCAAGCTGGGGCGGACGCAGTTGAGCCGTTGCTGGACGCTTACGGCAACTTGTTGTTCCCGACTGTAGCAGACGGCCAGCAGGACATTCTGACTGAAGAAGCGTTACAGGCTTACCTGGCTAACCTAGACGACGAGGATGACTTAGAAAACATGAACTACAACGCTAGTTCGTTTGCTCGCAACCTGTTAGCGCAGGGGGTCTAACATGAGCTTCGGTACTGCTTTCAATGTAGCCTCTAACGTCTACGGTATATTTAGCTCACGCAAAGCGGC